TTGTACCATTAATTAAAGAATATATGGAGATTGGGGTTAAAAACGATGATCTTTTAATTAAAATGGCTGCTTTAGCACAACGTGCTATGAACAGCGAATCAACCGATGCTGGGTTAGGTATCTCAGACGAGGAAAAACAACAACTACTTGACGAGATAAGTAAGTTTAAATCTGAGGAGTAATGGCTAGTAGTAGAGGTCTTATAGCTATTAATAATGTAGCTAATAGTTCTAAACAAAATAGTTTTGGAACCTTTACTAATTTAGGGCTTAATAGTCTTATAATAGCCGCACGTGTTATCAATATTGTATTAGATGAGGCTAATCCTAGATTTAAAGAATTTGGAGAATGGAATGGTTTAGGTACTATCGAATTTGATTTAGTAGATTCACCTACCCCTCCTAATCAATTATACCCTACAGCTCGTCCCCTAGATCCTTCTGTAAAGAGTTTCCCCTTAATAAATGAGATTGTTTATATTTTAGCTTTACCTAATACAAACATTGGTGAATTTGCTTCTACTAAAACTAACTATTACATAAACACAGTAGGAATTTGGAATCACCCTCACCATAATGCTTTTCCTCAAAACTCTAATATATTACCCCCATCTCAACAAAAAGACTACGTTCAAACACAATTAGGTAGTGTAAGAAGGGTAACTGATCAATCTACTGAGATATTTTTAGGTGCAACATTTGTTGAAAGAGGCAATATCCATCCACTTTTACCTTTTGAGGGAGATAAAATTATAGAGGGTAGATGGGGTAATTCAATGCGATTAGGCTCTACTGTAAAAAATGCTCCAAATACTTGGTCTTCAACAGGTACAAATGGTGATCCTATCACTATAATCCGTAATGGGCAAGGTAATCAAACAGATGAAGGATGGATCCCCACTGTAGAAGATATTAATAATGATGATACCTCTATATACTTTACAAGTACCCAAAAAATACCTTTAGAGGCCTCTAGTACTTCTTACTCTAGTTACTCTTCTAATCCTCCTACTAAACCAAACGAATACGCTGGTAAACAGCTTATTTTAAATTCTGGTCGTTTAGTATTTAATTCTACCGAAGACCATGTATTATTATCGTCTAAAAAAACGGTAAATATCAACGCTATAAGCGGTTTTAGTATTGATTCACCCCAATCCGTGATTCAATCTAATAGCGTGTTATTAGGCGGTATTAACGCAGTAGAACCCGTGCTTAAGGGTGATACTACTATTAATATTTTAGTAGATCTAGTTAATCAGTTACAGGCTCTAGCTATAGCTCTTCAATCAGTTACTCCATTAGCAGGAATAGCAGTAGCACCCGCGGCTGCTCAATTAGCTCCTCAATTAGCTATTATAAGAACCCAACTTCAAACTACAACTAAATCACAAGTAAGTAAAACATTATAATGGCTGGAATTGATATTAATACTATATTGAATGCTATACCTGAAGATAAAAAAGTAAAGGGTTTACAAAAACTAGGACAAATTCTAATTCAAAAAGGAACCGAACTAGATAGTCAGTTACCTTCTTCTATAACTAGTCTTGTTTCTCAATTTACACCAGGTTTATGCCCTGATCCTGCTGTGTTGCAATCTATAGTTGAAAAACGAAATAATATAGTAGGCAAGTTAAACACTGTAGGGCAATCTTTAAATGTAGTTACATCTACTTATACAGGTGTGTCTAGTTTTTTAGATGTAGTTTTATTTTCTATATCTAATTTAAAAAATATTAAAATTGGAGTCTCAGCTGCTGCTAAAGCAATTCCCTTTGGACTCCCAGGAGCAATCCCTGCATCTTTAAGTGATTTAGGAGATGCTATTGATAGATTAACATTTGATAACTTAGGTAATTCTAAACTTCAACAACAAAAAGATAGAATAGATAGTTTAATTATTCCTATTGCTATATTTTCTAAAACCATCCAGAATATAACTAATTTACTTAATTCTTTAGATACTTTAATTATAGGATGTAACCCTACTTCTACTTTAGATCCCTTGTCAGATACTATAGTACAAACTGCTAATAGTCAAACCCAAGCAGATGTGAACGATGGGTCTTATAAAGGATTTACTTTTATAATAGAGGAAGTACCTTTTAGCCCTACTGTTAATCGTTTAAAAGCTATAGCTTTAAATCAAGGGGGTATTCCACTATTAGAAACCCCTTTATCGTTTACAACAAATAGACAAACATTAATCGATGAACTTAAGCTAATAATTGATAGAGACGATTTAAAAGCTTTTTAATTTTAATATTTATAACAGATGAAACCCAGCGAATTAAAATCATTTATTAAAGAAGCAGTTAGAGAAGCTATCCAAGAGGAACTAAAAGATATCCTTTTGGAAGCAGTCCGTGCGCCTAAACTACCAATCCAGGAAACTTATCAAGGAACTCCCATTGGAGTTGGGGGAACGGGAGTTACTAATACAACACTATCCTCTAATGGAACTACTTCATTAACCTCACAAAAATCATCTACTGAAAAAAGAGCTATGATGGAAAGTATTATGGGAGATATGCGAAGAGGGCAAGATACTCTTAACTTTACTACTCAAAATATAGCAGCTAATACTCTACAAATAACCCCGGGTATGAATACCTCAGGAGATGGGTCAAAATTACCAGAGGGTAATGTTGGTTTAGACATGATTATGGGTCTAATGGGCAAGAAATAAAATGGCATTCGGAGCACAAAAGATATTTCCAATTGATACTAAACCAGGAACGGCTGTTGGTGTAGCTATCCCTTTTGATGCTCCCGGGGTTTTTTATTCTACCTATACTACAAAAGATGCTGTTAGAAATAATTTATTAAATTTCTTTTTAACAGATCCCCCCGAGAGGTATCTTAATCCTATATTTGGTGGAGGTTTAAGAGCATTTATTTTTGAACAAATTACTTCAAATAATCTTGATAGTTTAAAAGAAGATGTACAATCTAAACTAACTCGTTATTTTCCTAATGTAGTAATAGGAAATTTAGAAGTACTCCAAAACCCAGATTATAATACTATAACAGTATCCTTAACTTACAATGTTATAGATACCGCTATATCCGACGAAATTCAAATAGCATTTAACTAATGGCCGTAAGACGTAATATACAGTATATAAACAAGGATTTTACCGAGTTAAGAGCGAGTTTAATTAACTATGCTCGCACGTATTTTCCTACAACCTATAACGACTTTTCCCCAGCATCACCTGGTATGATGTTTATGGAGATGGCATCATATGTAGGTGATGTTTTATCTTTTTATTTAGATAATCAAATCCAAGAAACATACTTACAATATGCTCGTCAAACTAATAATTTGTATGAGTTAGCTTATATGTTTAGTTATAAACCAAATGTAACCCAAGTTGCAACTGTAGATATAGATTTTTACCAACAAGTCCCAGCTAGTGGTAGTGTGGGTTCTAAAGCCCCAGATTTTGACTATTCTTTATTTATCCCCGCTAATACAACTGTAACTTCAACCTTTTCAGGAAGTGTTCCTTTTATAATTGAAGACCCCGTAGACTTTAGTGTTTCTTCTTCAGGAGATCCTACAGAAATTACAGTATATACTATTGATGGAGGAGGTATTCCTACATTTTATTTATTAAAAAAGACTAGAAAAGCTATTTCTTCTACTATTAATACTACTACCTTTAGTTTTACTACACCAGAACAATTTGCAACTGTAGAAATTACAGCAAATAATATTGTAGGTATTTTAGATATAAAAGATTCAGATGGTAATACCTGGTATGAAGTAGATTATTTAGCTCAAGATACAATATTTGACTCTATTAAAAATACTAACGTAAACGATCCTAACCTATCACAATATCAAGGTGATACTCCTTATCTTTTACAGTTAAAACAAGTACAAAGAAGATTTGTTTCTCGTTTTTTAGATAGTACTACTCTCCAATTACAATTTGGAGCAGGTACTGCTAATGACACAGATGAAGAAATTCTACCCAACCCCGATAACGTTGGTTTAGGTTTACCATTTGAGGTAGATAAACTTACAACTGCTTTTTCACCCTCTAATTTTACTTTTACCCGAAATTATGGAATTGCCCCCTCTAATACTACTTTAACAGTAAGATATTTAACTGGGGGTGGGGTAGGAGCTAATGTTCCTGCTAACACAATTAATTTTATTTCAGGTAATGTTACTTTTGTAAAAAATCTATCTAATACTTTAGCAACTTCTGCGAATGTTGTCTTTAACTCTTTATTAGCTAATAATTTAGAAGCAGCAGATGGTGGGGGAGATGGAGATTCAACTGAGGAGCTAAGACAAAATGCCTCAGCAAACTTTGCAACACAATTGCGTAACGTAACTCAAGATGATTATTTAGTTAGAGCACTTTCTTTACCTGCTAAATATGGGGTTATATCTAAGGCATATATTGAACCCACTAAAGCACAATCAGTAGCCTCAGGGGCAGCTGCTTCCATACTTGATTTATATGTTCTTTCTTTTGATAATACTTCTAAGCTAAGAACCGCTTCAGTAGCTCTTAAACAAAACCTATCTACCTATCTTTCTCAATATAGAATGGTAAATGATTCTATTAGTATTAAAGATGCGTTTATAATTAATATTGGGGTTAATTTTGATATAATTGTATTACCTAACTTTAATTCAAATGAAGTACTTACTAAATGTATTTTAGCTTTACAAGACTTTTTTGCTATTAAAAACTGGCAGATTAATGAACCTATTATTTTAAGAGATTTGTATATTCTTTTAGATGCTATTGAAGGAGTTCAAACTGTTAAAATAGTAACTATATCAAATAAAGTAGGAACAGCTCTAGGATATTCGCAATATGCATATGATACAGTAGGAGCTACAGTTAGTGAGGTAGTTTACCCTTCAATTGATCCTATGATTTTCGAAGTAAAATATCTTGATAGAGACATACAAGGTAGAGTAGTAACACTATAAGACAATGGCAGTATATAAAATTTTTCCAGAAAAAGATGCTACAATGTATTCTCTGTTTCCACAGATGAATACTGGATTGGATGAGATATTAGATATATCTAATTTAAATTTTGCTATTAGTAGTAATGCTCAAGTAGCTAGATACTTAATTAAGTTTGACCAAGAACAACTTGACAATGCTATTGATAATTTAGCAGATGGGGCACAATGGGATGCTGATTTAAGATGTTTTATAGCTACAGCTCAAGGTATTAATTTAGATTCTCAATTATATGTTTATCCCATCTCTGGGGCTTGGGGAATGGGTACTGGTAAGTATTTAGATCAACCTTTAGTAACTAATGGAGTAAGTTGGACTTACCAAACTGTAGGAGATGGTAAAAAATGGGCTTCAGGAAGTTTTAATTCATTTGTAACTGCATCTTATTCTGGGAGTAATGCAGGTGGAGGTACTTGGTATACTGGATCTAACCTTCCGGGGTTAGATATATCTCAAACCCAAACCTTTACATATCACTCAGATAAGGATTTAAAAGTAGAAGTTACTGATACTTTAAAAGCTTGGTATTCTGCTTCTAATAACTTATTTAGTCCTTATACTAAGATAGAAAACGAGGGATTTTTAGTTAAGTGGGAAGGTTCCTCATCATATGAGGATGCTGTAGGTAACTATTATATTGAGTTTAACCAAAATTTAAACATCCAACCAGTACTCCAGTATTATTCAATGGATACTCATACAATATATCCTCCTTGTATAGATTTTAAATGGAATGATTTTAGTTATGTAACCTCTTCTACAATCCCAACGATTAATACTTCTCAACTATACGCCTCTATTATCAATAATGATGGGTTCTTCTATAGCCAAAGTGTTCAACAGTTTAGAGTAGATTGCCGACCACAATTCCCCGCCATTATATTTCAAACTGCTTCTATTTATACCCAAAATTACTATTTACCTACAGCTTCTTTTTGGGCTATTAAGGATTTAGATACAAATGAGTATGTTATAGATTTTGATCCAATTTATACAAAATTAAGCGCTGATACTACAAGTAGCTATTTTGAGGTTTACATGAATGGTTTACAACCCGAAAGATATTATACTATATTACTGAAAACCACAGTTGAAGGTAGTACATTAGTATTTAATAGCAATTATAACTTTAAAGTTATTAATGGGTAATGGCGGAGCAAATAGTACTAACTAAACAAGTATACGATAAGAATCAATACCAAAAGGTAATTGATACTACATTTACTCAACTTGTTCAACCCACCGTTTTTACTGGTTCTACACTTCCAACAGTTAATGAATTTTTTAGTGATTATAATCAATTATTTTTTGATATACCTAAATTTGGAGAAACAAATTCTCATGAGTACCTTATTAAAACTAGTACAGAATATATTGGTGCTTCATCTGTAGTAAACGATGAATTACAAGCTCTAATAGATGAAGTTACTGAGTTAAGACAAGAAAATTTAGATTTGCAACAACAATTATTAGGTTCAATAATCCCAACAACTACTAGTAATCCTACTATTCCTTTAATTGGTGGAAGTGGTGGAAATAGTGCAAGTGGGGGAGGTTCAGGAGGAGGATATTAAACATGGCTAAAACAGTAACATTAAACTCTATCGATCCTATCTCGTTTGAATATCAAGAATATTCAACTCAGGATGATAATCTCATTGTAAATTTTACAGTTGAGCCTACTTTTAATCCTTTAAAAAACTATGTTGCTTATTACATATACGATCTTAATAATACTGTTGTATTTTCTAATGAAGTAGATTTTAGAGGATATTCCATAATTAATGGTCAAGTAGTTTTATCCCCCGAAACAGATGTTGAGGCTGTAGGATTTGAAGAAGGTCAGTATAATGTTGTTTATAATTTTTTAAATAATGAACTTTCTAGTTCATATTTTCAACGACTATACATTGACCAAATTAGCTCTGATAGAACTGAGATAAGGCTTAATACTACTCAAATCTCTAATTTAGATTTAATAAGTGGAGCTACTTCATTAAGTGCCCAAATCCAAAGTAGTGCAGGAGTTTATTTTGATTTTTTCTTAGATTTTGGAGATAACCAACTTGTAATAGCTAATAACATACTATTGGATACCTCTAATCCAGAAGATCCTACAGTACTTATTAAATTATATGAGCCCCTTCCAGTTAATTTTTCCTTAAAGGATGAATGTTGGGTTGTAACTCAGGTAGCTAATCCTGTAGCATATAATATTAATATTACTCAAACTTTTGAGTTATTAGATGAAAATATTTACTTAAGAGGACCTAACTATAATTTAGGGATAAAAGATCAAATAAATAATTCTACAGATTATGTAAATTATTCAACCCTATCTAGTACTTCTTCTTATGATGCTGGTACTTCCTCTAGTTTAAATTACCAAATTAATAGTATTTTAGCAGAACGTAGAGTTGAAATAAATGTTGATTATTCTGATTATAATAATTTTATATATTTTTCTTCAGCTGAATCTCGTTTATAAAATTTTTACTATAAACTTCA